AGATTATTATTTACAAATTAGATTGAAAAATGGAAATTATTATGAAAATAAGCAAACATTGTCATTCACAGTAGTTAGTGACGGAAATGTATTATTTAATCAATAATACATTTAATTTTTACTGAAAATTTTAAAAACTCTTGTATTTATAGAAAATGTAGGCTATATTTGTAGCACAATTATATAATTGAAAATAATTTAAAACTGTAATTTTTATTAAAATGGAAAATCAAAATGTAAACATGACAAATGCCCAAGGTGGTGATTTGTCAGACTTGAAAAAAATGTTTAGCGACTTTCAGAAGAAACAATCTCAGTCTGGGTCAGGTAACAGAAAAACACGTGAGGACATCTTAGCAAAGTATTTCGTTCCTCGTAAATCAAAAGAACTTTTCAGGATTTTGCCCCCAAAGGGAAACAAGAAACACATTGAAGAAGCATTCTTCCATGTAGTTACTACTAACGCTGCTGGTGGTAAGAAAAAACACGGCACTGTTGTTTATTGTCCTGCACATAATGATCCAAAAGTAAAAAAATTGGATGTTAATGGCAATCCGATTTTGGATGCATCAGGCAATCCTGTTATGATTCCTGCACCATGTCCTTTATGTGCAAAACACAAAAAATTGCTTGCACAGCAAGACCAATCTTTAAAGGGCATTAAAAAAGAGAATATGACCGATGCACAATTGAAAATTAAGGCAAAAAATGATGAAATCTATAAAGAGGCAGTCAAATGGGAAGCCAAAAAATTCTACATTGTTCGTGGTATCGACAAAGGTGCAGAAAAAGATGGTGTTAAGTTCTGGAGATTTAAACACAACTACAAAAATCAGGGAACACTTGATAAGTTGCTTCCAATATTACAAGAATATATGGAATCACAACAAGCAGACTTTTCAAGTCCTGTAAATGGTACTGATTTAAGTATCATTATGACTGACAGTGAATTTAATGGTCACGTCTACAAAACAATTTCCGCAATTACTTTCCGTGGAAAATCACAACTTCATAGCGACCCGCTTGTTGCAAGACAGTGGCTTGATGATGATATTACATGGAGAGACGTTTTCTTGCCAAAGAAAGCACCGAATATTACGCCTTATGAATTCCTTGAAATGGTTGCAAATGGTACAAATCCGTATTGGGATGATACTGATTCGAACAACAAACATTGGGTATTCCCGGGTCGTCCTGATTTGGAAGAAGCCGCAAACACTCGTAATCGTAACCTTGATCCCGATGAGGATGAAGACTTCGAACAAGCATCAGACCTTGATGAAGAATATCCAAGGGTTACAATCAGCAACATTACTGAATCAAAAGTAGGTACATACCAAGATGATGCATCTGATTTAGGCGCAGAGATATTGGCTTCAAGTAATACCACTAACGATACCACTGATGAAGTTGGTGAAGATAGTGAAAATTACGATGATCTGCCCTTCTAAAAAGGGTTAAAAATTACACCAATAAGGGGAAATGATTTGTTTTGAGAAACATTATAAGAAATGATGGCGATGTTTGCCCACAATGTAAAACTAGAAAACTACGTTATAAAGGAACTCATAAAGATGGTACACGTAGATATGGTAATACATGTGAGTATTGTCACCGTAATGCATATTCTAAATTTAAAGAAGATAGATGTAATATTTGCGGATTCATACCTGTCGATAAATGTCAATTAGATGTTGACCACATTGACGGGAATCACAAAAAACGACAATCCTACTAATTTACAAACAATATGTGCAAATTGTCATAGGCTTAAAAGTAAGTTAGATAGATTGGGTAAGAAATCTCAAAAGTAAATCATTTCCCCTTAATAATATTAAAAAATTTATGGCAAAAATAGAAGAAGTACCTTCAAACGATAAGGTACGTAAACCAACACCCAAAAAAACATTTTCGTTAGATAATTTCAAGAAAAAAATTGGGGGTGAGGATGTTCCAGATAAACCGCTTCAGTGGATTAAATTGTCCGAAGGATTTAAAAAAGCGACAGGACTACCCGGTTTTGCCAAAGGCTACGTTAATCTTGCACGTGGTCACTCAAATACTGGAAAATCAACTGCAGTTTGTGAGGGAATTGTTGCTGCACAAAAAATGGGTGATTTTGTTATTATCATTGATACTGAAAACAACCTTGGTAGAGACAGGTTGACCATGATGGGTTTTGATTGGAATGGTAATTATCTACATATTGATAATGAATATCTCCTTGAAAACTTTGGAAAATTGCAAGATAAAGACAGGAAGGAAGCAGCCATTGAAGATATGGCAAAGTTCATGTATTATATCTTGGATTTACAAGATGGTGGAGAATTACCATTCGATATCACATTTGCAATTGATTCAATTGGTACATTAAACTGTATTAAAACAGTTAATGCATTGGAAAAAGATGATTCACAAAATAACATGTGGAATGCAGGTGCGTATGAAAAGGCATTTATGAACCTATTGAATAATACATTACCAAATAGTAGAAAAGTCAATAAACCATACACCAATACCTTAATTGCAGTTCAAAAGATTTGGATTGATAATATGAATCAAGGTGTTGTAAAACATAAAGGTGGTGAAACTTTCTATCTTGGTTCAAGATTAATATTCCATTTCGGTGGTATCGTAAGTCACTCAACAAAAAGAGTAACTGCAACAAGTAAAAAACGTGAACTATCTTATGGTGTTGAAACTAAGATAAATGTGGCTAAAAACCACATTGACGGACCGCTTGGTGGTATATCGATGGAAGGTAAAATTATTTCAACCCCACATGGTTTCATCTATCCTGATGATTTGGAAACATATAAGAAAGCAAATATTCTTTATTTCCGCAACTTATTTGAAGATAGTGGAATTGACGCTGATGAAATTGAAATGAAATTCAGAAATGTTGATGGAAATGGTAAAATTTCATTCAATGATGACATTATTGAAAAAAGCGAAGAAAGTGATGATTGATGAAAACTAGAACACTATTGGTAGATTCATCTAATCTTTTGAAACGTTCATTTCACGGTGCAAAAGATGTATATACGACCAAATTTGGTCATATAGGGGGATTATATCAATTTTTAACTACCATCCGCAAGTTAATCAAAGAACATATGATAAATAAAGTCGTATTGGTCTGGGATGGCGAAGCGGGTGGTATTTATCGTCATCGTATCGATAAAGAGTATAAATCGAACAGAAAATCGAAAGAATGGTATAAGAAAATTGAAATGACTGCTGCGGAAATACGTAGAGAAGAAGAAAAAGAACAATCAATTTTGAAACAGAGAATGAGAATTCAGCAATATGCTGAAGAATTATTCATGAGACAAATTGAGGTAGATAGTATTGAAGCAGACGATTTAATTGCACAGTATTGCTTAGACCATCACAACGATGAAGAAATATTGTTATATTCAAACGATAGAGACTTTGCTCAATTATTGGATTTGAATATTACGATTTTATTCCCCAACATACATGAACCAGTGAATAAAACAAATTATATCATGCATTTCGATCATCATTATTCAAATGCATTGACATTAAAAATAATTTGTGGCGATACTGCTGATAATATCAAAGGTATTGAGGGAATGGGTGAAAAAACATTACTGGAAAATTTTCCTGAATTAAAATTTAAGCACGTATCTGTAAGGGAAATTTGCAGAAGAGCAGATGAGATTAATAAAGAGAGGGTTGCAAACAAAAAGAAACCATTAAAATCACTTGAAAATTTATTAAAAAGCATCAGCCGATTAATAACTAATTATAAATTAGTTAATCTACGTGAGCCAATGCTTAATGAAGAAGCAATTGATGAATTAAAGCAACTAGAAGTTCCTTTATCACCAGAAAATAGAGGGAGTAAAAATTTGTTGCCAATGATGACTGAGGATGGTTTTTTAACAGTATATAATAGTACATATGTTCAATATATAGAGCCGTTTTATACAATAGTAATGCATGAAAAGCAATTACTTCAAGAATACATGAAGAAAAATAAAAATAGTTTGTAAAAACTCTTTCGTTTCTAGATAAGATGTGCTATATTTGTAATATTTACTAACAATTTAATTTTTATCAAATGGTCGAAAAGGAATATAAAAACATGTTTAAGTTTTCCTTATATCAGGAAGATGTTTTGTTGTGCGAAAACGTATTTGATGCAGATCAATTTAATCCGTTCACAAGGTACTCAATCGATATTAGGGAAATTTTACCTCGTGCAGTTACCAAGTTGCAAAAAACTCTTTCAAAGAAAAGTTATGATACCCAATTGAGTGAAGACTTTGATTTGTATCAATATCATCAAAGGATGATAAATTTATATCCAGTTGAACTGAGAAGTTCAATGAGATATAATCCACAACCCTTTGTTCAACAAATCGAAGAGAAAACAATACGTGGCGTTGAAAACAAAATCGGTTTTTATATTAATGACAAACCGATTGTTGAAAGAACTTTTTATGTTGACGGGTTCAATCCTGTTGCAAGATGGTCGCTTGACATTGTTGATGCAGTAAATGAAATTAGCAACGCAATTTATCAACAAATCAAGAAAATTGATATTAAAAATATGTGGGATGATTATGATCTAATCAACACATATGGTTATTCAATTTCACAAATTCGTGAATTTGCTCCAGCAAAAAGAGAAGACTTGTTGAGAAGATTGAGTAAATAAATTTATTCATCTTATTTTGGGTGGTTGTTACGCTGTAATTGTGTCTCTGATGTGTATTTAGTTTATAGTGTGTGATTTAGTAACAACCACCCAATTTTTCCATTAATTTTTTTAGTAATTTTGTAATGAGTGATTTAGTTGAAAATACATTAACATCGTATCTCGGTCCTGAATTTCAAACTCGTTTAATGTGGCAATTACTGGTTGAACCAGAATTTGCCGAAAAAATGATACCAAATTTGGCGGTAGAATATTTTGATGATCCAAATCTCAAAAGATTATTTATTATAATCTATGAGTTTTATAAAGAATTTGGTAAAGTACCAAATTTACAGAACAAGAGTATTCATCAAGCAATTAATAAGTACAAATCACCGAATAATGTTCTTGAAGAAGAAACTCTTTTTTCCGTAATCAAGCGAATTGAAATGTGGAACGACATGATCGTCAACAAGAAGATGTTACATGATGGCGATGTCGTTCAAAAAACAACCAATACATTTATTAAACAGCAAGAATATCGTAAACTTGCTGAATTTATTCTTGATAAAACAAAAAATGGTGAAATTAGGAATATACATGTTGTCACAAGCGTAGAAGAAAAGTTTCAAAAAATTGCACATATTGGAGAAGAAGAGGATGATTGTGAAGAAGTATTCGATGGAATTGACCGTGCATTGAGAAAAGAATTTAGGAAAACCATTGCAACTGGTGTTGAAATAATTGATAGTATAACTGGAGGTGGATTAGGAAAAGGTGAAATTGGGGTTGTGTTAACGCCATCAGGTGTGGGTAAAACTACACTTTTAACCAAAATTGCCAACACTGCATACGATGATGAAAAGAATGTGGCACAAATAATATTTGAAGATACTAAAGACCAAATTAAACGTAAACATTACACAATATGGTCTGGAGTTCCTTTGAGTAAAATTGATGATGAAGAAGAAAATGAAATTGTTGCAAATATTGTACATAAAAAGGCAGAAGAATTAAAAGGTAAGGGTAGATTGATCATAAAAAGATTTAGCCAAGAAAATACCACAATACCTCAAATTAAAAATTGGATGTTATCTCACCAAAAGAAATTTGGTTTTAAATTTGATATACTTGTTTTGGATTATCTTGATTGCCTTGAATCACATAAGAAATCTGCAGATAGAAATGAAGCAGAACTAGCGATTATTAAAGGATTTGAGGCGTTAGCATCTGAATTAGATATTCCTGCGTGGACTGCAATTCAATCAAATCGTAGTGGTTTTGAGGCTGAATTCGTGGATGCACATCAAAGTGGTGGTAGCATTAAAAGAATTCAAAAGGCACACTTTTTCATGTCAGTTGCTAAAACATCTGAACAAAAATTAGCAGGTCTGGCAAATATTAAAATCATCAAGGCAAGATTTGCTCAAGATGGACAAGTTTTTACTGATTGTATATTTGATAATGATACAATGAGAATCATTATACACGATAGAGAAAATAAGTATACGAGAATAAATAGAAACATAAAACATCATGATGAAAAGGACATTGAAAAGATGGAAAATAAAATAAATAAAATGAACGATTCATCATCAAGCATGAAAATGCATGAAGCCATTAGTAATTCAATGGATAGGGCAAATAGTGAGAATATAAACAATGATGAAGTATTTAAGAATTTATTGAAATCATATACTGATGAATTTAATATAAATGAATCAAGTCCACCAAATTCAAATGAAATTAATTCAGAACCTGAGACAACAGATGATCCGTTTGAATGGAATGGTGAATCAACTGAAGTACCTCTTGAAATACCACCAACTGAAAAAAGTAACATTGTAGAACATGTAGTTGGAAAAAATATTGATGTTGGTGAAGTGGAAAAAGGATTGGTAAATCCCGATGAAGTGCAAATTGAACACAAATCTGTTCATCAAATGTTAATGGAAGCACGTAGAAATCAGGGGGTTATACAAAAAGAATAAAATTTTTATAAAAAATGTAACTTTTTGTAAATTTCCACGTATTTATAATTCCAAGGTAATTGCAAAATATTTAGAAAATTTTTTAAAAAATGCTTGCATAATAAAAAAAAGCGTTGTATGTTTGCAAAGTCTTAGGACAAAAGTTCTTTAACAAGATTTAAAAAACAAAAGGAAACTGTTTGTTAATACAGTACGAATAACTCAGAGGATAGAGTGATTGCCCGTTAAGCAATATGCCGTTGGTTCAAATCCAACTTTGTAAAAACAAAGTAACAGACGAAATGTCCTTTTTAAAAATATATTGTGGGGTAGAGAAGTGGCATCTCATTTGGCTCATAACCAAAAAATCGGGGGTTCGAGTCCCTCTCCCGCTACAAATGAAGAGTAATCTTCAAACGTTCTTTAATAAGATAATATGGAGGGTTAGCAAAATAAAAAACAAAAAACATTATTTAACTACTCTTCTCATTGAGAGAACTCATGGTGTTTACAGTAATAGGTAAAGCAATTGTGTTGAAAACAATGATTTGTTGGTTCGATTCCAACACCCTCCACGAGACGTTTTTTGTACTTTATAGTATTTATTATTATAAAGTACAAAAATATGTCAAAAATTGAAAAAAGGTATCATTT